TTTATCGTTTACTAAAACTTTTGCCAAGTACCTTGTATTTGGCTTTAGGTCTTGTATGGTCTGTCTAAATTGGGTCATGATTCTCCTTAAGATTTAAATGAAAGTACACTAGAGTATTCTTTGGAATCCAATGTAGCTACTGGTCCTTCTAGATATTTAAAATTTATAAACTGGACAACAGTATCTGCTTGGTTAATATTATCTTGTTCTATTACTTCTATAACAAAATAATATTCTTCGCTGTATTCTAGTGTGTCTATCTCGTAAACTAACTTTGAAACACTTTCATTGGAAGCTAGGTTTATAATTACATTGCTCACGACTTCTTTTTCTTCAATAGTAATTGAAGTATCATTAGCGTAATCATTTGTTGTTATGGCTTTTTTGATAATTTTAAGTTTAAATTTTCCACCATTTTTTAAAGTCTGCGCGGTTAATTGAAGTATAGGGCCCTTAAAAGAACCGGTCACTTTTGACCCAGGATTATTAGATTTGTACTCAAGCCAATCAGTTGTTTGGTTATAGTAAGAAAAAACTGGAGAACCATCAGTTGCGTCATTCTTGGCATCAACTGTAGTTAGATAGCTTGCTATCGTCGATATGTTCAAGTTGTAATCTGCTGTTAGAAGATTTGCCGGCGTGTTAGTAAAAGAAGTAATATTTGCTTGACTAATTTGTTTGTACTTTACTACGCCTGAGTGCGTAACTGGTTCTACATATTTTATATAAGAATTGCCGTAATATATATGATATTTTTCATTTATTGCGGTTCCCTGTTTGTGGGTATCGCCACTTAAAAAATACAAAGTAGAATTAATAATATTAGATTTTACAACTTTAAATATATTGCTAGTAGGGTCACTTTGATATACAACAACATATTGTTTGTTGTCTGTTGTTTTTGTTTTATTCTTATCTACTTTAGTATAAAAAGAATCATCGTTTATTTTGACTACCAGTAAATTATTTGGCTCTATATCATAATACGGAGCACTAATCTTAATTTCGTTTCTCATTGGTGGAAAGATATATCTTGCATTTACGTCGTCGAATGATCCATCCCTTGATAAATAGTTAAACCAAGACATGACTAATCCTCTAATTCCACATATTCGACAATCATGTTAAATCTTTCATTGTCAATTCCTTCGGCTGATTCAAGGCCTAAGCTAGCACTTATTATAACATCAACAACTGGGACACCGCCAGTTAAAATTTCTGGGTTATAAGAATCTACAGATACAGAAACAGGATTGTCTGGATCTGTAAAGTTTTCTAAAAATTGTTTATCTATTCTATCCTGAGAATAGTCTACCGAACTAGCTCTTATGGGAGATGAGCCATCGGCTGCTGAGTGACTATGGTTAGCTAAATCTAGACCTCCTATTGTGGACCCTTCTGAGATAGTTATATCACCAGTAATAACTCCACCAGATCTCAACAAGTATTGAGGATGGTTGTCTTCTAATAAGTCAGTAAAATATTTATGACTTGAGTTTAATGTTTCATGCTTTTCATTATTAACTGAAGCTTGCTCAAAATACCCGGCATATTCGTCATAGGGAACATCAATAAAATATCTTTCGGACTTAGTGCCAGAAACAAACTTTAGTTGTCTTGTATAAGAAATGTATCTTCTTTTTTCTCTAATCATAGCTAAGACGCCAGATATCTTTTTATCTGCGTTGATTCTTTTATCTCTTAAGTCAGCCAATAAAGATGCTAAGTTTCCATTAATAGAAGAAGCTGCTATAACAACTTCTTTAGCTAAGTTAGGAGACTTTGTTCTCATGCTGCTAGATAACAAAGAAAGCTCTAAAGGATACGCGACTAAGCTTCTTGACTTAATAGCTGGAGATAAGAAATTGTCATAATACATGTCGCATGTATCTACCATTTCTCTTTTTGCCAAACCTAAAAGTTTTTTTGTTTCTGATTGGTAAGAGTTTATTCTGATCGAAAAAAATGCTTCAAATTGTGCTGCTTGGATTTGAGTGACATTATCCACCTCGGATTGGGGGAGTTCAGGTGGGCCTGAGAAGATTTCACGGGCAAAGAGTTTCGTATATTCTTTACACGTTTTTGCCCATTGGTAGAATTCTTTTGCGACCTTTTTTTCTGTATCATCGTCGTATTCATCCCCTATCGTATACAGCATGACGTTGTTCATGCGTAGCATCTCGTAATGCATGTACGATATAAATGTCTTAATGTCATAGTAAAAACTTAATGTAGTTTTACCGACATAAGCGTCGTACTCCATTACTAATGCTCTACAGCCCCTACACTGATGATCTACAGCGTAAAGGTATTCTTGGTAACTTATGTAGTTAGGTGCTGGTTTTTGAGATATTGTTATAATATCTGAAACTTCTGTTTTTGCAGCATTTACCACTTCTGACCACACTTGATTATGTGCTTCTTCTAAATCTGGAGACAAAGAACTATCTAAATAAGTAATATCTAGCAATGCTTCTATTTCTCCAATAACTTTACTCATTGACATTATTGCATCAGCTATTTCTGCCAAAACATTACCCCTAGGGATGACTTCTGTCATTGAACCTAAATAATGATTCATTGTTCTTAGGTCTGGCTGTCTTTGCATAGCCATATCCATTAGTTCGCTAGAAGTCAACCCACTTGTTTCAAATGGTGGGTTAGTATCAAATAAATTTGGTGACTGTGGGACGTTCGGCATATTTACTGACATAATTTCTCCTAAAACATATTTCTTTTTATCTTAGCGGTTGTTTTTTTTCTAAATCCCGCTTTGGGTGTACCAACATTAATTTTGTCTGCTCTTCCAACTCTTTGTTGATTATCTAAAGTATTAGTCGAAGAAACTAGTTGTTCTTCCGGCATAAAAAATGTATTCGATATACTTTCTGTATTCATAGCATACTTAGCTTTACTGAACTCTCCATAGTTTTGGGTAATTGCCAGTAATGCTAATATCAAAGCATCGTGCGCGTGATCAACTGCAGAACCACCAGCTTCAAAGACAGGTCTTCCAGTTTGGGTGGTTCTTACTACGACATAAGATATTAATTGCATAAACATGTCATCGTCAGATGCGGGAATACACAATTGTTCTCTTTCTAGAAATTGTCTTAAGTTATCAACCATAAAAGGCTTTAACTCTTTTTTGACCATTAGCTTAGTGTAAGGGTCTCTGATGTCTATTGTCTCTGCAAAGCTGACGCCTTTTACTTTTTCTTTTAATCCAGTATTTGGATTTTCTACACCATGCTTACGCAACAGCTCAACTTGTACTTCACCATAGCCTCTGTCCACATATATGTGTTTTGGGTTCAACATTGTGTTGAGTTCTATAATTCTAGCTACAGCCTTAGTTAATGTATATTCAGACTTTTCTATTTCTTCTCTAAAGCAAAGTTTTATCTTGCCTCTAAATTCTGCTTCTTCATAGTTTTCAGAACAAACTTCTAATACTACTATGTTTGTTCCGGCTCCATATTTGTCCCAGTCAACTCCAATAACATGGAAACTTCGTGCCGAAGTTATAGTTGGTATGTAAGACCAACCTGGATCTATAAAAGCTAAGTCAACGTATCTTCTTGGATACACTCCTTCTGAGTCTTCTCCCCAGTCTGCTTCGATTTCGTGGCGATATCCCATTTCGGAATATTGTTCTCTAAATTCATCTTCTTGTTCTTTACTAAAGAATGGGTTTGCGTATGATGGAAACCAAAATTCCTTAAACCTAGGATTCCTACACCATTCCCAGAATTTTTCTCTACGACCAGTTGGGGTAGATGCTGCTATTAAAACTTTGTCTGGTTGGTCTTCAGCGGTTTTCTGGAGCATTGCGTATAGCGCGTCAAGGTCATCATTGTGCATGTAGTCCATTTCGTCAAGCACAATTACGTGAGCTTCCTGACCACGAGCAACGTCTGACTTGCCTCCAGATCTCATTCCTGATGTGAAGAATCTAATTGTTGATCCATTAGAAAACTGAATCATAAACTGAGGGCTAGTTACTTTTCTTGTTATGGAATCAAGGACTATATTATTTTTTGTAGCTAATCTAACCATTTCTTGGTAGATTAATTCCACGTGAGATTTCATTGGCGCAATAACAAGACATCTTCCGTCTCTATGCGTGTAGCTGTAATGCAAAAGATAAACTGCCATTGTAAAAGTTTTACCTAAACGACGACCAGCTCTTAAAACTTTTCTTAATGCTGGGTCTCTTAAAATCAGAGTTTGGTAAACTCTAGTTTCTACACCCAAGAAATGCTTAGCCCATAGACAAGGATCTTTTGCGTAGTGTAATTGCCTTTGCTGCTCAGAAGATAGCCCGGCATTTAGCAAATTATTATCAACCTCAAATGGCTCATCTACTAATAATGATAATTCTCTATTAGTTAATGGCCTAGACTCAATGGGTGATCCGTCTGACCAGTTAACGTGAGTTAATTTATTAGCAAAGACCCATTCTATTCTGTTTACTTGTTTTATAATTTCTGGGTCTTGTGCTTTTAGGATCTCAAGAAGATCTTCTCTAGGAAGAGCTTCTAATCTTTCTCTAAAATTTTTAGTCTTATCTTTTAAGCTAGTCATGATAATTATCCAAAATGGGAAGCCATCATTCCGGCTTCAGAACCTAAAGCACTCCTTGCGTTTAGTCTAGAGTTTTGTATTGCAGCAACGCCTCTTGCTCTTGAAGTCGCAGCAACCTCGTTATCAACATAACCCATGCCAAAAGCAGGCTTATTAATGCTTCCCTGCATAGATTTCATGGCATCCCTTGCAAATCTGGCTCCTCCGCCTATAACTGCGGTTGCAGCCATCTTACTTATATCATACACTGCTGCTGCAGTTAATATTGGGTTAGCAAAGTTTAATGCAGCTACGCCGACTCTAGCACCTACTAGTTTAGCACCTTCTTTACCTCCGTACCTAGCTATCTGTGCAGCTCCTCTTACCCCATAGGTTTTGAGAAGACCTTGCTCTAGCATTTCTTGACCAGCCATCAAGCCAGCTTTTTTGCCTATTACAGCTTCAGTTACGTCAGCTGTAAGAAACTTTTTAGCTCCAGTTCCTGTCGCCATATTTGTGTTTACTGCTACTGAACTAGCTGCCGTGGCAGACCCTGGGGCCCCAGGTATAACACTAAGTATATCATCAGCTATAGTCTTAAAGGCCTGAGTAGGACCACCAGCTTTAAGTGCTGCTTTTTTGTTTGCATTAAAAGAATCTAATGTTAATGTTTTCCCTGCGTTTTTTCCTGCTGCGCCAACTTGACTTTGCATTTCGAGAAGCTCTTGTGCTGTTGTATGTATTGCTGTTCTACTAGATCTAATATCAGCTATTTTTGCAGCCTTGCTTCCACCTGATCTACGGACCTCTACTCCAGCTGCATCCATTCTACTCATTAATGTAGCAGCGTCGTTTACTGCTGACCTTGCTCCAGCTAAAGCTTGTCCAGATAAGTTGCCTGCTTCGGCAAAACCTTGAGCTCCACGAGCATAACCCAACATTCTTTTTGTTAGCTCTCCTCTTGCAGATGATGCTAGAGCGTTTCCAGTAGAACCTACACCATCTTTGAAAAATTTAGAGCCTACGTCTTGGCTTATAAACCTAGACGATCCATCATCCAAAACCGCACTGTAGCCACCACCACTACCTCTTATTATCTTTGCGTTTGATGAAGCGGTTACCCCAGGAGGTGCTGGTGGACCCACTCCTCCTGGAGGAGCAGCTGGCGTTCCCATCCTATTTCTAAAGTATGGTTGTTGTGTTTTAAACCTATTTTCAAATCTTCCAGTTGTTGGATTTCTAAATCGCGTTGTTCCAGTTGCTGGGTTAATCTTTTTAGTCGGACTTGCTTGTTGGAATGGAGTAGACCTTCCGCTAACTTGAGCAATCTGCAAATCTTTGACAGTTGTTGTAGCCATATTAAATGGGTCAAAGCCAGGAGTAGTTGACCTTGCTATGTCTGATATAGATTGCCTAGCTTTACCTAGCCTTTTTGTAAGCCTTGTAGTATCTTTGCCTGAAGCTGTTCTTTTTGCTATTTTTCTTTCAATGGCGTCAGTTTGGGTAGCAGCCCTAAGCATACCAAATGCTCCGCCACCCATCATTCTAGTGTCGTCACCAACTGTACCACCAACTAGTTTTTTATATTTTTCTCCACTAAATAATTTTTCACCAATATCATTTAAACCAGTAAAAGGACTATAAGCGTTTTTTGCACCAGTTAATGCCGTTACAGAATGGAACCTATTTAAAGCCCTTGGGTCTAAGTGGTTCTTTATAAAAGGTCTCATTCTTGGTGCAGACGCATTTAATTTACCAGTGGTATCCGCCAAAGCATCTGTCATCTTTGCCATTTTGGCGTTTCTACGTCCTATTGTGCCAACGTATGAACCTCTACCAAATCTTGCTCCACGACCGTCTATGTGCGAAGCCTGTAGTCCAGTTGCGCGTCTTGAGGAACCAGAACCAACCATTCTATTAAGAGAGTCATTTCTTTTAAAGAGCCTACTATCTCTATTGGTATCTAGGAAGCCACCTTTCATTATGGTGTTAGCGCCTCTTCTAGAGTTAAAGGCAAACATAGACATAAGCCCTGGTTGGCTGCTTTGAACGTCGTTAAATAAACTACTTTGTGATCTTGTAGTCATGCCAGTTACCTGGCCAGGGATACCAGAAGAACTATAATCTCCAGGATACGGTAAGTTTTGTCCGGTCATTGGGTCAATAGGCATTAGTAACCTCTTCTGGAGTTTTGCATTCCGAGAACAATGCTTCCGCTAGCTCCAAGTCTTTCTTCTTGGTTTTTACTAGATCTTCTATTTGCGTATGGACTTGTAGACATCTTTGAAACTAGCTTTTTTGCTGCGTAAGCAGAGCCGAGCATTGCTGCTCCACCAATCCCTGCTACTGTTCCAGATCCTAACATACCTCTTTTAAACAGTTTTTTTGCAGCCAGATTCTCACCCTTGCCTATTAATTCGCTTGCCCCATATGCTAATGCTGATCCAGCAAGACCTACTGTTCCCACCCCAGCTAACATTCCTCCGCCAACTGCTACTGGCCCTGCTGCTGCTGCGCCTGCTGCTTGACCTACTGGGCCAAGAGCTTTTCCTGCTGCCCCTATTGGTCCGCCAACTATTTGAGATGAAATATATCCAGGACCTATGTCTCCACCAGTAAATGCTCTGTCTGCCTCTGGATTATCAAAAGCAACATCGAAAGCCCCATCAACTAAACTTTTTGACCCACTAATAACACCAGCAACTGCTGCTCCACCAAGAAGCATCCCCATGCCAGCTTTTCTAACGCCAGTGTTTTTTGCGGTAGAAGATGCTGCTCTACCAGAAAGTTTACCTGCTCCTCTAATGGCTCTGCCTATGTTTAACGCCATTTTATTTTCCTTTAATTATATAAGTAATCATATTTATTTGGTCCCATTCTTGTGTGACCTATTTTTGATCTATCTAAATTTCCAACAACTCCAGCTGTAGCTAATGGGTCATTTATTTGGCTATAAGCCTGAACTGGGACTGGATCATAAATATCTGTTCTTGGTGCTCTTCCAGGCATAGTCTCTTGCTGATCCATAACTTCGTCGTATGGGTTTGTTTCATTTTTTGACTTGTTATACATATAGTAACCAGCTCCAACAATAGCTGCAGCTGCTAAACCAATTCCTACTGGTTTTTTATAGTTTGCGTACATTTGCCTAACGTTTCTAGATCTGTCAGCGTAGTTTATTCCTACCTTTAAAGAACTAAGTTCGCTAGTTATTCCTGACCTTAAAGTTTTTGATTCGTCTATAGTGTCAGATAATTGATTTGCTATACCTATGGCTTGTTTGTCTTGAGCAGATGATCTAGCTGCCATTTCAGCTGGGGTTAACTCCATAGCTAATCCTGTATTTTCTGCATTTTCAAATGGGGACAAGACTACTGCTGTTTCATCCATGTCTATAAGTCTAGAAGTTCTTCCAGCGGTTAACATATCATTTCCGCTTCCGCTCTGCAACTGCCCCTAATGTATTTTCTGCACTTGCCGCCACGTCATTAGTTATTCTAGCAACGCCTAAACCACCAGTCTCTATTTTTTCTTTAACAGCAGTTAGTGCTGCTTCTCTATCTCCTGAATTTATAAAAGCTTGCAAATCTCTTAATTGTTTTGTCCCATCAGAAACACCTTCTGCTGCATAATCTGATGAAATTCCCGTTCCTATACCACCTAAGTCTGAAGCACTAGCCACTGACTCAGCGGCTTCCAGTAATGATGATGCTAACACGTCTGATTGCTTTTGAGTATAAGCTCCTTGCCCACCAAGAAATGCATTTATTGTATCTTGACCAGTTACTTTTGATAATCTTACTTTATTCATTTCTGCAGCAGTGCTGACTACGTGTTCTGGTAATACCGTGTCGCCTACGCTTAAGCCTGTTGATTGTAAAATTTGTGTACCGGGTGTACCTATCAATGCATCTGAAAGTTTCATTCTTTCAACTAATCCACCCGCTCCAGCAACATTAACTTCCATTCTTTCAAAAACATCTCTACCAACCAATATTTTTGAACTTATAGAAGAACCACTCATTATTTTTGTTATATCTTGAGGGTTAAATACTTGTAGACCCAAATCAGATAATACGTCTGCGTTCTTAATAAATCTCATTGAGTTTTTTGTAACTGCTACCCCAGAACCTGGAGTAGCAAAAGCTGAATAGGCAGATCTACCTACAGCTGCTGTTGTTTTAGCTAATTCTACGCTTAATGCCCTACTTGTTATATCTGCTCCAGCGTAGGGGTTATTTATTCCGCTAGCTAATCTAGCTGCTCCTTCAATTCGTCCAGTCTCTAACCCTCTTCTTATCGCACCACCAAAATTAATATCTTCACTAGAAGAACCAAATGCTTTTCCTCTCATTTCTTCTGCGAGCGTTCCACTTGGTGCGGTTAGTCTTGAGGTTGCAGTTAACGACTGAATTAGTGAATCTTCATCCATACCAGCTATGCCAGCTTTGTATGAATCAAAGTCTGAAACTGGCATATTCAAACGCTGTCCAAACCCATAGCGTGCCGATAACGGCATTCTATCTATTTCGCCCTGCTCACCAAAATTAATTCCGGTAGATATTATTTTTTGAGCAGCTGGATTATAAGTTGCCGATATTCCAGGTATACCGTAGGATTCAGTAACATCCAAGCTTCTATCTTGAGCGTCTGCAAAAATCCTGTCAATATGGCTAGTTGCGGCACTGTCTTGTATTGGTATTGATTGAGTAAAATTTTCAGGATATAGGTTTACATCTGTTGGCAAACCAGGTGGAGGCGCAGGACCAATAATTCTTGGATCTAAAGAAGAAAATCTATAACCAGCATTAGAGTCTCTAGTACCTTTTGAGTAAGATACAACACCCTCCATTGCCCTAACTTCTGCTTCAGATATTCCTAGTGCAGCTGCCTTATCTGCTATCTCTATATCGGATAATACATCACCCAGTGATGCTTCTACCTTAAAGCCTCTTCTACCTAAGTCTGTTGATAATAATCTTTTTGATGCTTGAGAAAGCTTTTCAACATCAGCTATATTTGTAGTCATAGTTGGAGCTGCAGAACGAGCAGACACTCTTCTTGCCTGTTGTACGAATTTTCTTGCGCCTACGGGAAGATGGCTTAAATCCCCAGGAGAATAATCTAAATCTCCAGTTGCTACGTATTGCGCGTAGAATCCAGCTAGTAATGTGTCTGTTTCTGCAATGTGGGAACCTCTTCCCATTAATTGCATAATTTTTTTTGCTGCGTTTGATCCAGGTGCAGATGAATTACTTGCTTCTGCGTGTATTAATTCAAAAAGATTTGTTGTTAATCCTAAGTTTTCCATTGTATTAGGAGTAAAACTTCCACCTAAATCAATTTCCTGGAATAACTTAGCAGATCCGACTGTCCTTGCATATAATGCGCTACGAACCTGTTGTTCATCTGTTATGTCAACTCCATAGCCAGCTATTTGAGATAGCCTAACTGCTTCCGGGCTACCCGGCGTTGCTGCAGCAGCCATGAAGCTAGTGGCGTATTGATCAAATTTTTGACTCATATAAAGTCTGCCTGAAAAATCTACATCAGTTATAAAACTTGGATCAGAACTTATTCTTTCGGAGAATTTTAAAACTGTTTCCCTAAAAGCTTTATCTGTTTCATATCCTGGAGTATTTTGAGCTGTTTGTATAAGCTGTCTTAAGTCGAACGATGCGTTTTTAATTGCTAATGTGTCATAAGATAAATAGTGTTCCATTTCAGCACCGAGTGCAGCCCTTGCTGCTGCTGG